AGCATTCTTCTGAGGTCGGAGCCTTCGTCTGGATTGAATGGCGTCTCAAACCTGTTGGTTAGGACCAGATTTCTTACAGAAGCGACGATGGCATCTGCATCAGTTAACGTGTTGATATCTTTCTTGACCGGATGAACTAGGAAGTTTAGATCGATATCTTTATAAGTTGGTTGTGCCATGATGGTTTATCTTGTATTTATGATGGTTGGATTGCGTCTGATGGGTCTCTGTGACCAGTCCAAGAGGCAGCATACTGTGGGTCCCAATGGGCTCCGTTTGGTCCGCCAGTGAATAGGACGTAATTGATAACACCCGGTGGCCATGGCTTCGGTGGCTGCGGTGGAATCCAAATACCACCTTGGTAAATCTGACCTGGCGGTGTTAGTGTTGGGTCTGCTGGAATCAAGTATCTAGAACCAATCCAGTTATATAGGTCAAATGGAGCCCCGTAGACATAGAATCTCATCCTGCGAAGCAAATCATCATTCACGCCATTTACATTACCATTTGGGTAGTTCACGACGAAATCCTTCAGTTTTGCTTCCTCATCTGTGGTCGCCCTCCTCCAATTGCCATTATCATATGTCTGTGGTTCTATCTTGTCATCGACTGTACCGCCTAGGGAATTTGTTATTGAGCCATTAAACCAACCTTCGTCTAGTAGAATCTTAGATATCGAACCAAACTTCAGAACGCCACCAAAGTACCAGTCCGCATGACCAATGATGTTACTTTTAGCCTGGCGGCTTACATAGTCTTGGAAGATAGCCAATAAGAACTTGCCTTTTTTAAACTTAAATGGGGCATTGAAATAAATGCTGAGTTGATCTGGTGATGTTAGTCTTTCTGTTGACAGATATGAATTGAACAAGCCTGGCTGGTCTGATGGGTATTGGTCTGTGATTTTCTTATAGATATCCCACGTAATAGGAATTCCCTCAAATAAGCCATGAGCCCTGAATAAGTCTGGAATTTCCTTGAATTCCTGGTTGTACGAGACAGTATTTGCTCTGGATGCAGCCTGAATCTCAAGACGTTTCTGTGTTGTTGCAACCTGATCCGCATCCCTTTTTGTCGTATCATTCTGGAACAAACCTTTCGAAAACGAAGTCGTGACCAATGAAATGATATTAGCCTCTACTGGCTTGTCCTTCATGCCGAAGACCATGTTTGCAACACCAATTCTCTTTAGTTTCTTGACAGCAACGGTGTAGTTTTTAACATCGTTTTCAGCCAAGGTAGTCAACGATTGGGAAATGCCATTCAAATCTTCTGGTAGGATATCGGAGTCGGGCTTTGCGAGGATTGTCTTCAGATTATCAAAATGAGTTTTCCCTGCAAACAGCGATCCAAACAATGACAGGACTGGTGAATTTGTTGGCTTTAGGTCTATATCTAGAACCTTGTGAATGTGATTGATGCTGCTGCCAACAGCCAAGGCTCGCTCTAGTGTTGGTAATGCTGCTGTTTTTGTGTCTGGCTCAATGACTCCAGACAGTCTATCGGTGTGAGATTCGAAGTGATCTATTGTCTCTAGAAGATCAGTCACGGACGGTCCTAGTGAAATTGATAGATCGACACCAGTTGCATTCGCACCAGGCGAATTTAGAAGATTGTTTAATCGTGTCCTGACTGCAAGAATATCTTGCGTGTGAGGATTTGTGAACAATTCAGCACGGCCATTCTCTGTTAGGATGGTCTTAACCATGTCAGACTGGAATGGATTTAACTTCTGAATATTCAATTCAGATGGTAGATTAACCAAATCTGATGGAAACTGGCTTGCATCAAAGTCAAGCCCTTCAATAAATGGACCCGAGGAGTTTGCAAACTCACCGGCTACTGAAGAAAATGTATCTGTTAGGAAATTAGGAATCATTCATTCACCAATACGTCATCGGAACCTTCTAGAATCATTGAACCACAATCAACTGCATCACCAATGCGTGCCTTTGGCAGGTCATTCACAAACACATCTGGCGAACCCTCTATCGTGGACCCGCCGTGACAAAGCTTGCAACAATGAACGTCCCACTGGTCAGAAACCCTGTGAGAACCAATATCATTTACAAACACATCATCTGATGCGGAGATGTTTGGACGTGACGGATAACAACCATGGCAACTAATGCCCAGAGCAAAGATCGCCAAAACGAGATGCCCCGGGCATTAGTTAACCTCCTTACCATTGATCTGAGCTTTCAATGTAGCAATTCCTTCTGATATTAATTTGTTTTGTTTATTTCTACTTATACCGGTAGCACGCCTCATATGACTCTTAGTTTTATATTCTATTCCGTCATAAATTATAGGGATGGAGCAAGATGGGATATCATAAGAACCACTAGCTCGTCTTTTAGCTACCATCTTATCCATAGACTCTTTTGAATGTTTCTTACCGTAAAATGGATTTGTTTCGCCTGGTTTTCCCTTCTTCTTATTAATCGATTTAATTTCAGCTTCAGTTTTTCCTTCCATCCAATATGATCCATTAAAACCGGTTGGAAAAGTTTCACCTCCAACAGACACATTATATCCAAAATTTATGTCTCTAGAATTGTATTCTTCAATTAACTTCTTTTCATTTTCTAGAGCATCATGCTCATTATCAAACTCCGCAATGATTTGCCAATTTACATTTTCAAATCCATACTTCTTGAGAGCATTTGATACGGGTCTATTTAACTTCATATCCCTCTTGTGAGCTTTACGCCTATCTTCCATACTGGTTGAAGTATAGCCCACATAAACTTTTTCATTGGGAAATTTGATCATGTAATTTTTGTACGTTCGTGCTGCTCCTGGCATATATCTTATATCCTCCCAAACATTGAAAGACCTGGATAGTATGTTCCATTTATCTGAGTCAAGGTTACTTTTCTATTTGTCTTTGTTCTAGACATTGAGACGTGAATCCAGCATGTTGTTCCATGCTCTAGAATCAATTGATCAAATGGTAGATTGTCTTTTATCCAGTTTGCAATCTCTAGGTATTTAGACAATGAACCAGCAGTTATTGATGGCCATTGCAAATCAACAGCCTCACCCGATTCGTGTTGTGACTTACCATCAGTGAAAGCCCTGAATCCTGAATTGATCTGAGAACCGGGAAATTGAGCGGAGATTGGGTCTATGATCTGCAATGAAAGTGCTGCTAGGTTGCAAATTATATCAGCCTGACTCAAGCCATTTTGATCTGCAATTGCATGAGGATATGGTGGGCGAATTGTCAAATCAGCCAATTGGTAATATTTCGAAAGCTGCATTCTGTAACGTGAATCGCCATCAGTAAATGCAGTCGTTGAATCCTTCACGACAGGACATGTCGTTGGCGCTGGTGTTAGCTTGTTTGTGGTCACAACTTCACCTGAACCGCCTCCTGCAACCTTGAATGTATCATCGTGTGCTGCAACTTCTGTGCCTGTAATAGAAATCAATTTCGATGTGTTTTCAATTGTGTTTGCTGGTAACGACGGTAGATCAAAGTCATGGATTTCATCTACGTCTGGTGTAGATGAAGAATTTTCCTGTATCTTGCTTCCCTGCAACCATAGCTGACCAGCCACCTTGTTGACAAAATCTCCCTGAATAGAAGTCTTGCTGTCTGCACCTATGTTTCTTGTCTCATTTCCTCTAATAAGTGTCTTCATCTGACCGTCAACCGATAGAAAATAGTCACCAGAAACGTGTTGTGTCAGGTTACCATCTATCAGCAATGTCCTGTTACCTTTGATGTGAACATCACAATCACCAGAGATACCGATTTTCTTGTTCCCCAATGTCACCTCATAACCGTCCTTCATATTTTTATAGACAACAGAACCATCAGGGAAAAACTCAAAACCAGAGCCTATTCTGTGGTGCAGGGAAACTCTCTCGGAGCCAGGCGAATCATCGAACTCCATGACATGAAGTGATTCTGATTCGTATGCATGATTGAAAGGATACTTCGCAGACCAGACAGTTGGCAATTCAAACCATGTCTTACCATCGGCTGTGTTGTATCTAGTTCCGGAGGCTTGGGCTTTTCTAGAATCTGGAGAAATCTGGGATGGAATTGCAGCCTCGTCTGCTCTTGACAAAAATGGTATTGAGGCTTTGTCTGAGCCATATGGAGGATATTTTGCAGCCTTGTCTAGTTC